TTGTGTAAGAAGGATGACCCTGTTGCAAAACAGATGGCTAGTGATGTTCGTAAGGTTATGAGTGCTGTCGGTATCCCTGACAACGTGAGTGTATCTGAGGTCTTTAATAATATTGATACAATGATCGTAGCACTAAAGAAAACGGTAGCGGAGATGTGATGAGGGTTTGTACAGTATGTGGTGCAACGTGGATAGATGGACAACACTACTGGAAGACTGGTAAGGTCGGTGATCCCCACGACCTAGCAGGTTTGGTATGCAATACCCACTTTGATAAGGATTGCATCAACCCCTGTCTTGGTAGCACTTCAGGACAAACTTGGGAGATCCGAAAGCAATTACTTGACAACTTGGGAGAAGAGTATTATAATTGGTGAGTCGTTAATCTGATAATCTATTTCTAAAATGACAATCGCACAATCCTTAGGGATTCCCCAGTCACAGGAAGATTTCCTATGTGACTACTGGAAGACTGAGTACTGTGACCCTGACAACTGGACATATCTTGCGTCCACTTACTTCACACCTGGTGTGCATTTGGTAGGTGATCCTAAGATGAGACTGTGGGAGGAATCTCCTAACAGTTGGAAGAATCCAGGTCGTTATAAGTTCAGTGCCTCACGTGTTCTAGATCTCGTAAGAGAAATTGAAACCAAAGGAATTGATCCTAAGATCGGTTCTTTTGTATACTATGACGTTGAAACAGGTGAAACTGTCAACGGTGAACATAGACGTGGTGCTTCTGACCCTCGCTACCTAGCCATACCAGGTTGGATGATGCAAGGGGTACGATTTGACAACGAGGCAGCAAAGATTAAATTTGCTACCAAGTCTAACAATCGTGTCGAAGTATTTCACACTAATACCTCTCCCGATGACGTTGAGTCAGCAGCGAGACAAATTGTTAACCTTGAAAGGATCTATACCTTTGATGGTATTAAAGATCTTGTTTCGGAGTTAGGTGCTCATCTAACTTCTTACTATCACGACAAGATCGCTAGTAAAATATATGCTGAGTACACCTATAAGAATGGTGTTACTGATGGTGTAAGATACAGAACTTACAATCAGCATACGGTTAACATCTACGTGGACTCTCGTCCTGAGTTAGAATGGTTTGATTCATTCTATAACAATGATGATGAGTTATGTCTCTACGTTCAAGTGCAGCACTTTGAACCACGGATAGCATCTATTCTATCCTTGGCAGAGCGTGCACAAGAAGAGGACAAGCCAGTACACTTCCTCATTAGTTTGCCTATACCTCAGGGTAAAGCATCACTAGAGAGTAAGAGACTTTCTTTCTTCTCTACGCACTTGCAGAGTCTTGAGACTAGACTGATAAACATATCAAGTCTAGGAAGTAAGCATCGTGCTTTCTTCCCTTGGAATCACCCTGATTCAAAGCACAGGTTCCTTCCACAGGACACCGAAAATGAGGATATAAATTCATTAATTTATGTCCCAAACAGGCAGTTCAACTAGCCTAAATACTAGGGAGGACTTGTCCTCCCTTTTAAATCTAATCCAATTAATCTAACTAAATCTAATGTCATTTTCGACACTTAAGAAGCGTTCTGGTTCATCACTAGAGAGTCTAGTAAAAGAAGCAGAGAAGTTAAACAAGCAAGGTCCAGGTGCAGACGAGAGATTCTGGAAACCAGAACTCGATAAGTCTGGTAACGGTTACGCAGTAATTCGTTTCCTACCAGCACCAGATGGTGAAGACCTACCGTGGGCAAAGGTATACTCCCACGCATTTCAAGGTCCAGGAGGATGGTACATCGAAAACTCCTTGACCACAGTGAACAAGAAAGATCCAGTAGGTGAAGTCAATCGCAAGTTGTGGAACTCTGGTATCGATTCCGACAAGGACATAGCACGTAAGCAGAAGCGTAAGCTATCTTACTACACTAACATCCAAGTCGTTCGTGATCCTGCACACCCTGAGAATGAGGGTAAGGTATTCTTATACAAATTCGGTAAGAAGATCTATGATAAGATCACTGCTGCAATGCAGCCTGAGTTTGAGGATGAGACACCAATCAATCCTTTTGATCTATGGGAAGGTGCTAACTTCAAGTTAAAAATTTGTAAGGTAGCAGGTTTCTGGAACTATGACAAGTCTGAGTTTGATAGTGTTAGTGCTCTTGATACAGATGATGCTAAACTTGAAGCCATCTGGAAAGAAGAGCATTCGTTAACTGCCTTTACTAATGAAGACCAGTTTAAAACTTATGAAGAGTTGCAGACTAGGTTGAATGAAGTACTTGGTACTAACAAACGTGCTGCTGTACCAACAGTAGATGATGAAGAGTACGAACCTGTTGCAGCAGTTGCAGCATCGACTCCTACTCCAGCAACTAGATCAGAAAGTAGTGACGATCAACTGTCATACTTTGCTAGACTGGCAGAGGAAGAGTAATTTAGTTTGTATATTACACGATACCCCGAAAAAAATTCGGGGTATTTTTTTGTCTATAAGGTTTTTTATATTGCTGATCTCTTGAGTGTCCTACTAATAGTATCAGTAGCCTTTTTATATGGAAGTTGTTCTTTCATCTCTTCTATAAACTGACGCAGATATCTCGTACGTAAGATGTATATACTTCTCTTCTTATCATTTGCTCTTGTCTCGAACTCGTGGTGAGTAATAGGATCTACTATTGATGCACCTTGAAGTGTGACTAGTGATCCAGTTGGATCTCTGTATCTAAAACTATCTCTAATTAATTTCTCCCAACCTGATGTATTAGTCATTAGTCTGTTCAGTTTATATCTAAACTTGTTGCCATCTTTATCCATCCACGTTGGTTCTGTAAATGTAGAAGCATTGAAGTTAGTAACTGTAGCTTGAGCACTAGTATCAAACCCAGACAATAACATATCATTTGTCACTGGATTGTTGCTATCCCAAGAAGTTAATTTGATACCCATAGTGGTACCATTGTAGCTAGTTACTTCTCCTGCTGCTCCATTGGTAAACGTTACTGCTTCCCCTACTGCAAAAGTGGTACTACTTTCGACTACTGGTATGCTAAAAGTTGCGTGTGTATCTGGCGTATCTGTAGTACCACTTTGACCTGCCATATAAAGATACCTAATAGACCCATACGATCCTTGATTATTAACAGTAACAGAGTCGATACTAAGACCACGTACTACAGTAGCTACTGCACCACCACCAGTACTATCATTTACATTATTAGTAAAGGTAATACCACTAGCACCATATACTTTTGAGGTATCAATGAAGTTAATACTTGTGAAACCAAAGTGATCGTAAGGAGGACCACTATTTCCTGGTTGATACAACTGGAAGAATACATTAGGAACCTTAAGGTTCTCAGGTATCTCGAAGTCGTATGGTTCTAGGTTACCTGAACCTGTACCGTTAGGAACAGCTTCAATAACAACACCCAATGTAATCCAAGCACTGTGATCTGGATCTGTATCAGTTGTGATCTGATATCTTAAACGAAGTTCTTCTACACCTGGAATGTCTGGTGTTTCACCACCATTACTACCATTACCACGGATAGCATACACCCGAACAGTATTGTAGTTAGTCATATCAACTTTGTTGATGACCACACTTCTTTCACCCCAACTATCACCTAATCTTAGGTGAGTGCTGCCCACATCAAAACCACCCAACGAACCAACACCAGAACCATTCGGTGCAATAGTTGCACCATCACCGAACTCGTGGATGTTAGATGCGTCCGTTGTGTCGTAAGATGTACCATCAAGACGTATGTCTATGACCTGACCATATGTCATTGAGTTTACATCTTTATCAATGATAGCTGTAGCAGTTTCACCTGCCATACCACCAGTTAGTGTAACGTCAGGTGGATATGTGTATGCTTCACCACCACTTTGAATATCAAATCTCTTAAGGTATCCTGTTGCACTCATCACTGGTGTAACAGTTGCACTTACTGTTGGGAAGTCACCGTTACTTGTTTGTGGACCTTCTACTAATAGGTTGGGAGGGAATTCATATCCTCTACCACCATTTAATACAGTAACTTCTTCTACTACTAACTTCCTTTGTATCTCTACTTCAATAGCACTCTCAGGTTTTGGTGCGTCACCATCCATAGGATCATTATACTCTGTCCAGTATGGTGCTTTGTAAAAATCCTCACCAACTAACTGACCCGCAGGTAATACTACATCACCAGCAGTGTTCTTTACTTCATTAGTTTCGTAGTGCTTGACATCAAATGGTCTTTCATATTTTTTATTAATATAGTCCTGTAACACAGGAGTAGGCATTGGCCAGTCAAAGTATGGATTGATTATATTATTTGATAGTAAGATAACCCAGTCGTAAGCAGAACTTCCGTAAACTTTTTGAGAGATTAGATCTGGACGGTCAGCATCTGTTATAGTATATTGTTTGTAGTATACTAGACTATCTAATGCTGCATCAGATATTTTAAATCTTCTGAATATATTCTTTGCCGTAACGTACTGTTGCTCAGACCACGGGAACTTGATGGGTCTAATAGCTAGAGATATGTTAGGTAGGGTCTCGAAATATGCCATTAGTAATACTGTTCGGTGTAGCTGAATGAATCACCATAGTCTTCACTGATGATTGCTTTTAGTTCTTGGAAGTTCATTTGTAAACCCACAGCAGTAGGTGCTCCGTCCTCTAGTGTTGAATAAGAACCAGCAGCAGTGTAGTTAACATTTATATTTGTGAGAGCACACGCTTTCATCTTATTTAACCAGTGGTTGTCTTGACTACCAGTTTTGTATTGTATCTTAAAGACGTGTGGTACTGTTGTGAACCATCCACCTTGAGATAACTCTGGTGCGGATGCTTTCTTGAACTGCCAGATCATTTCTTTAATGATCCTTGATTCTCTTTCGTTCCTAGGTACTAGAGTCCATCTGAACTGGAAGGATCTTAGTCCTACTTTACTAAAGAATACTTCTAAGTTAGGGTTAACTACCTGACCTATCAAACCACCAGTGATTTGACCTTCACTTAAATTAGTACTCTTGGCTACTGCATTTGCAGCAACACCTCTTAATAATGCTGGAAGTATAGATGTGTCACTTGTTACTTCATTCATTGCTTCCTGTGCACCAGTCCAGAACTGACCTGAACCTCCACCTCCTATCATTGAACCTGCTGCTCTCATTCCAGCTAGTGCAAGTGGTCCTACACTTGCTTCATTCCAATTTCTACTAGCACTTTGTCCTATATCCTCTGGCATATAGAGGACTATCTTTTTGTAGGTAGAAGAATCAAATTCACCACCACCTAGTCCAGTTATGTCATACTCAGAATAATTACCACCATAATTGTTACCACTATTATCTCCCAAACACTTTGCCTTTCTAAATGGAGGACTGTATTTGTAGACAGTGAACATCATATAATCATCAGCAGTTTCTACTTTGTCGAGTGGAAACCTTAACGATGCGTTACTGGATGATAGTATCTCTGATAAATTCATTGAATCTTACGTTTGGCACGGAACCTAAATTTTGTCGCAGGATCATTCTTAAACCATACCGATTTGGAACTGATAGGTAGCTCTATATTCCCTTGAAACTTTACAAATCTTTCGAGAGGCATATAGATTGCAGAATCCCAGTCAGTCTCAGCAATTTCTATGTAGAGACCATTTTCTACATCTTCACGTTTGTATTTATGGATAACTTTTCTAGGTACATCTATCTTACCCTTCAATAGAGCAGCAAGTGTCTTCAATCTCTTCTTGGGACTGACATAATGTAGGTTAGCCATATAAAAATGATCTCTCTTTCTACTTAATATTATACCTACTGGTAACTGGTCGTAGAAGGGTAGGTATTTTTTAGTTGCCTTGGCATCGTACTCAAACAGTACCATAGTACCTACTCGTGGTGTAAACCTGACACCATTACCATCGTCAGTATTTGATTGCTCTCTCACTATGATCTGTTCTTTAGTTGTCTCGCTGAAACTAGAACGCAATGCTATAGAAGCTGCCTTCTTCCACCAAGTCTCTGGTCTATCTTGACCATCCTGTGCTGCTTCTAGTTTTTCAAAAACGGAGTCCAAGTTCTTTCTCTGTGAAGACTAAAAATTCTGCTTGTCTTTTTCTACAATACTTCTTAGCTGCGTCCCACTTCGCTTGGTTCTTAGCATAAGTGTGTGCTTCAAAGAGGTATCGTTTCTTAGACTTAGATTTGTCTGGAGGTTTGGTTTGTTTGATCGGTTTGATCTCAATAATATATTTCTTTAACCTACCTTCTTTATCCTTCACTTTTATATAGAAGTCAGGGTAGTACCGACTAACTCTATTGGTTAAAGGATTCTTGTATGGTATCCATATCTCCTCACTTCCCCACTCCAGAATGTAGGGGTGTGTATCACAGTACTTCATAAATTTCTGCTCCCAAGAGGAGCGAAAGAATATATTTCTGTGATCTCCACGGTACTTGTGGACGTTCTTCGGAATATATACGCCTTGCTTGTACATAAATAAGATGTATTCCTTTAGCCTATTTAGATGGCAAATCTTTATTCAAAGGTACAGGAGAAACTAGTACGGGGTGGTGGGATTGCAAAGTCCAACCAGTTTCGTGTTGTTTTCCCTGATCTAACAGGAGGAATCTTTAGCAGTGACTTCCCAGTTAATTTCGATCGAAGTACACTGGAGGTTCTTTGTAACAACGCATCATTACCTAGTGTTACTGCTGCTACGTCTCAAGTAAATGGTTACTACACAGGATCATCGTATAAATTTCCTACGATGAAAATGTATGGTGATCTAGGTCTCAGTTTTATTTGCGATGCAAATATGACTGCGTTCAAAGTAATGAACTCTTGGTTTGATAGAATATTTCAAGAGAAGAGTATGTTTGATCAGAAGGAAAGGATTCCGAATGAGATGACTCATTACCCTCAGCGTAATAGAAATCGTTTCACTCGTATGTCATATCCTGACGATTATATGAGGACAATCATAGTAGATAAGTTTGAACCTGGTCCAAGATATAATGAGCAAGGTAGAAGTATGAGGTACTTCTTTACCCACGCTTATCCATACTCTATTGATGCAGTACCATTGGATGCTGGAACAGGAACCTTGATGACTGCTACTGTTAACTTCCACTACGAAAGGTTTGAGGTGCAGTATGAAGATGCTAGAAAGAATCTCCTGAGTACCACCAATAACATTAAGAGTTCAAACAAAGCACCTACTTCCTTTGAAGGTGCGATAGATAATGTTAAGGATGCATTCTCAGAATTTACTGACACATTCAATAGCATATTCT